TAATCTTTTAGTTTCTAATTTACTTTTCATAGAGCTACTTTGATAATTCTCCCAATAAAGAACGCCACCACTTGTAAAAGTTATAAGTTCATAATTAGAACCATTAATATAAGTTCCATAGATTGCAACTGTACTATCTACAGTACCTCTTTTAACCCACATAGATAATGTCCACTTATCTAAATTTGAATCTCCACCAAAAACTTTTGTTAAATATGAAGTTGCCATAATAATATCCTAGTTAAATTGTGCTCCACCTGTTGCACCATGAGAAATTGTCATTGTAAATTCTCTTGCTGCTCCAGCTTGAGCTTCTGCATCTGTTGGAGTTATTTCAAAAGTATAAGTTGTTGTTGCTGAACTTCCAGTTTCTGTTCCACTTATAACTCCTGTTGCAGTTGCTAATGTAACACCACCAGGAAAACTTCCTGATGTTTTTGCATAAGTAATTGCACTATCTGAACTAGCTACAACAGTTTCTGATATAGCTTCTTCTGCTCCAAAAGTTCCTAAAGAACCTGCACCAGTTGTCCATGTCGGAGCTGTACTAGATTGTAAAATTGCGTTAGTTGACATTCCAGCATTACCATCTGGATTCTCAACTCTAACTCGGTAATCTCCAAGAGGTAAATCGAAGGTTGCCGAGATAGAGGTTGCACTTGCCCAAGAAACTACTGAAGCTCTTGTATATGCATTTGTTGCACTTACAGCTTCTACAATTGGTACATGAGTAGAATCCGTTGCAAAATTTGTTCCTGTAATAGTTACACTTGTTGCAACACTTGGAGGAATGATTGCACTTACTGCAGTTACAGTAGGTTTTGTTTCTACTGCATCTACCCAAGTTAATTGATTTGATGTTGTTCCATCTGTTGCTAAAACTTGTCCATCTGTTCCAACTCCTGTAGGGAGTGTTAATGTATATGTAGCTGCTGCTGAATGAGCAGGACTTGCAATATGTACTGCATGAGTATTTTGTTCACAATTTAAAGTTAACTTACCAGCAGCACTTGCACCATCACCTTTGATTTCTAATCCAGGTGTAAATTCTGTTTTAGCATTTGTAACTGCATCAGCAGCTAACTTTCCTGTAGAAACATTTAAATCTTTAACCTTTGCAGTTTCAACTGCATCAGTAGCAATTTTTGCTGCAGTAACTATACTATCAGCTAAATCACTTGAAGTTAAAGGTATTCGTGCAGGAGTTGCACCAACATATGCCATTTATATTATCCTTAATATTATGTACTAATTGAATCAACAACACTTAAAACAATATCAACTGAAGTAGCTGCTGAAGCATAAGCTTCAACTGAATCTCCAGTTTGTAATACAACTTTTGAACCACCATCAATTAATTCTAAACTTCCACCTGTAGGGATGGGAGCATCTTTGATAATGTAATAGTTTGTTGCACTATTTTTTACATAGACAGTAATATCTACTGATACACCAGAAGTATTAGTACATCTTACACCTATGATTGCATCATTTGTTGTAGTAGCTGCTCTTAGTTCTTGCGGAGAAGCTAAGAGGGTGATATTTCGATTGAGTGTTCTTTGAAAATTTTGAGCCATTTGTTATCCTAATTATACCATATTTTTGCCATAATGTAAACCATTATAAAGCAATCGCCATAGCCACAGCAAAACCTGCTGAAGCTTTCGTATCTATTTGGTCCTGTGCATTAGAAGCCAAAGTATTAATATACTGGAATTCTGTACTTGTAACAGTTCCATCTGCTATTTTTGTAGCATCTATTAAAGCAGATAAAGTTGTTACTCCTAAATTATCAGAAGTAAAAGCACCACTTATCGCTTTATTTTTCCAAACACTTGCAGCATTATCATAAATTAAATAATTTGCATCTGCGATAGCTGCAATAGTTACATCATTTAATTCTGATAATTCATTTTCTGTTGCAACTTGACCATCAACATAAGCTGTTGTTGCAAGTTTAGTTGAATTATCACTTGCTGATTGTGTAGGAGCTGTAGGATTTCCAGTTAAATCTGGAGAAGCTAAAGCTGCTTTTAAATCTAATTGTGTTTGAATATCTGAAGTTAGTCCATCTAGTCTTTGAAACTCTGCATCACTTACTGAACCATCTGCAATCTTTGTTGCAGCAATACCTGCCGCAGCTTTAATACTTGCATTAGCTAAATTTGTAATTGAGTTACCAGTAGCATCTTCATCTATTGTTTTATTTGTAAATGTAGTAACACTATCTGCTGTAACAGTAGAATGTGATTGTGCATCAACATAAGCTTTAATAGATTGTTGAGATGCAACTGCTATAGCAGAATCATCCCCTAAAGTATCATCATCTAAAAATGCTGTACCACTAAGTGTTCCATTTAAAACTGGGCTAGTTAATGTTTTAGATGATAAAATTTGTGCTGTTGTTTTATCAACTGTTACTGTTGTGTCAATTACTAATGCATCAGCATTAGCAGTTATACCATTTCCACCAATTGCATTTAAAGTTGGAATGGGTCCTGATAAATCTGTTCCAGTTAATCCAGTTCCTGCTACAATAGATGTAAGGTCTCCAACAGGAGATGCATCTACATAAGCTTTAATTGATTGTTGTGAAGCTACAGCAGTTGCTGAATCAGAAGACATAGTATCTTCATCTTTAAAAGCTGTTCCACTAATTGCTGTATTAAGAACTGGACTTGTTAATGTTTTATTTGTTAGAATATCTGTAGTAGCTTTACCAACTAATGTATCTGTAGAAGTAGGTAAAGTTAATGTTCCAGTATTTGAAATACTAGAAATAATTGGAGTTGTAAGAGTTTTATCTTCAAGAGTTTGTGCTCCTGTTTTTGTAACAACTGTAGAATCAATTGCTATATCATCTGCATTTGCAGTAATACCTGTTCCTCCAATTACATTTAGAGTTGGTATTGGTCCTGATAAAGATGTCCCAGTTAAACCACTTCCTGCAACAATAGCAGTTAGGTCTCCGACAGGGACTGCATCTACATAAGTTTTAATAGCTTTAGCAGAAGCTAAAGTATCATCACTTGATGAAGCAGAAGTTAAATCTGTATCAACAGATGTTACACCAGTTGAAGTACCGATAACTAAAGTATCTAAATTTACAGTACCATCAAAAAATCCATCTTTAAATTCTAAAGCAGTTGTACCTAAATCTATATCATTATCTAAAATTGGAACGATTGCTCCATCTTGAATTCTTAATTGTTGAACTGCTGCAGAACCTACATCTGTATAAAATTCTAAATGTTTATTTGTAGTATCAATTAAAATTTTATTTAATGGCGTAGCTACACCTGAATCTCCAAGTACAGCAATAACAGGACCTTCGGCTGCTGTGCCATCATGTTTATGTCCTGAAGTATTACTAAAAGCTGCTACTAAATCATTAAACTCATTATTTAAATCAACAGCTTCAATTGTAAGAGCATCAGCTATTTCGGCTGAACTTTGTCGTACATAACCTGCCATATTATCTTCTTCCTCCTGCTATAAATGATACAAATAATCCATTAACTGCATATGCAGCATTCGTATCATTACTATAAAATCTAAAACTATTTGAAAAACCACTTCCTATTACTAACATTCTTTTACTTGGTAAAGTTACTGCACCATAAGTTCCTGTTCCATATGCAGCACCTCCATATAAAGATGTAGCAGCTAAAGTACCAACACTAAATACACCAGGTTGGGGAACATCTGAAGATTCAAAATCATATCTAATTCTTAATTTTAAATCGTCTTGTACTCCTTCTGGTTTAATATTTGCTTTAACAGCATAAAGACTTTTTCTTAAACCATTATCGCCATAATCCATATCTGGTGTTTGAAATACTCCACTAATATTTTCACCATTAAAATTATTTCCACTATCATGCAAATAAACATATCCACTTTCATCTGCACTAAATTTCACTTCTTCATTAGAAGTATTTAAATCTGAAGTACAAGTCTTAACGACTAAACCTTTTGTATTACTCCATTCAAAAGCAGGGATTCCCTGTTCATCAAATTTAAATGTTCCTATAATTCCTTTTTGACTTGCATCTGCTTGACCTGATTGAAAGTAAAATAATCTGTATTGACTTCTTTCTCTAATAACCATACTTGAAAGAGTATAATCAGCAATATTATCTAAAAGGTCATTTATTAAAGGTAAGATTTTTCTACTAACAGAACCGATTTCAACGTCAGCAATTCTAGCTGTTCCAGCAACTGTTCTTAATCCATCAGGTGCTAAAAATATTAAATCTCCACCAATTTCCTGAATTGTATTTCCATCTATACAACCTATATTTTTGGTTATAGACTTAAGTATAGGGTCAGAATCAAGACTTGTCAACTCAAATATACTATTTTTACAAAATATAATAAGAGTATTTCTAAAAACTTTAATGCCTACAATAATATCTCCAACATCAATTGTTCCTGAACCAGTAGCTTCAAAATCGTAAGGTTTTAAGCGGCTACTATAAGCAACAGTACTTGTTGATACAGATTGTCCAGCTACAACTAATCGTTCTGAAAAGATAGTACATCTTTTAGGATTAACTGGAGCTGACCTTTGTAGTTCTTCAAAGTAGTAAGTATTAACTCCACCTGAAGTTGTAATCTGAAATTCAGCTACTTTATTGGTACTATCAACAATATATAAAGTTCCATAAGCACCCTTTGATTCATAGTTAGCAAACTGATTATTAGTTTGATTTGTTCTTGCAACTGTTGTAGCACTTGCTACTTCAGCAGAAGTCATTCCACTTCTATAAATAGTTTGACTACTAGCAGTAGATACAACATCAATATCTAATGTTAAATTTGTATTATCTGTAATAGATAGAACTCTATATTTAATACTATTAATTTTTACTCTATCATCTACAGCTAATTCAGTTGTAAAAGTTGTTCCAGTTCCAACAACTGCTGCTGAACTTGCAGTTACTGCAACTGTACCTGTAAGAGCTTTATAAGTATCTTTATTTATTTGAGTCCAACTTATACCATCTAGACTCCAGTAAATATTATTACCTTGACAAGCAATCACTCCATCAGCATATGGAACTATCCCTGTTATATCATCTGTTGAAAGACCAGTTGGAATTGTTGCACTTGCTCCACCCCATTTTGCAAATCCATTTATTCTTCGATAGCCACCAGTAGTAGCTGATTCAAAGTTTTGTAAAATAGTTGCTGCTCCAGGTGTTCTGAATAATGCATGAGCACTTGAAACTAAATCTAAACCTCCTGCAACTGTAATGGAAGCTCCTTGAGTTGGCATAAATTTTTAATCCTTATGGTAACAAATAAGTAAATCTTACATCCGACATATATTGTGGTTGTGGTGAATTTAAATTATCAGCCATAGATTGTAAACCTTTTTTGTATTCGTCTAATGCTAATTGTGATTGAGCTATATTATCTTTAAATTGATAAATATAATATCTAGCTCTTGCTAATAAAACTGTTTTGTATTGTTCTGGAAAGGCAACTGTATCTGTATCTGCAGATAAAGCAGTTGGTCTATTATATGCAAAGAAATGTATATTATAAACTTTATCAGGTATTGGAGATAATCCAAATCTTCTACCATCAGAACTTCTTATAACTCTTAATGGTACAGCATATTCAGAAGTCCTAGCAGAAGCTTCTTCTGATTTTGCATAATTAGTTCTCCAAACTGTTAAAGTTGTAAAAGCTAATTTATTAATTGTATAAGGGGAGGCAGTATCTACAAGAGTAAACATATCCCAATTGACTGAATCAAAATCACCATCTACACCTGTTGAACCAGCTTTTGATAAATACCATCTTTGTCCAATAACTGTTGGAACAGTTGTATTACCATAATAAGGGTCATCAGGTTCAGCAGCACTTAACCATGACCAATCATCAACAGCATCTACTATATCAGAGTAAGCTCTATTTACACAGTTAGAAACTTGTTTTTGTACTCCTACTCCATCAGCAACTGCTGTAAGTTCTGGTTCATTAAGTTCTACTAATAATTCATTAGTAAGTGCTAAATATGTTTTTGCCATTTTTAATCGTTAATTTTTAATGAATGAACAGGTGAACAATCAGAGTGGTCGCAATTTTCTAATTCCTCAATTGCTTCATCAATTTTTTCTAAAACCACTTCTTCTTTTTCTTCAAGTTTATCTAAATCGGCTTTGAGTTTTTTAAGCTTTTTTACAGCTTTATTCATTTAAATTCCTCTATAAATTAATTAACAAGACTGTATATAACTACTACTACTACGACTGCAATAATAGAAATTTTTTTATTGGCTTTAACCCAAGCCCATGCTTTATTAATATGTTCCATATAAATCCTTTAGTTGATTTTAAAAGACAGGGGGTATATTTCAACCCCCTATCTAGGTGTTAGGTTTAATACTAACAATAACGTAAAGACTAATAAATTAGGCTATAACGTAAATTGTTCTTCCAACAATGTCATTTCTAAGAACTTTTCTTCCGAATACCATAAGTCCTCTTACGATATCTGCGAAAGTAGTTGTACTTCTTAGACTTTCAACAATCTTCAATTGCGTTGCTAGTGAAACAGCACTCATCTGACCCCATGATGCCACAGGAGCAGTTGCAGTCCCAGCAGGTGACGCACTTGTTAAGTCGTTTGTTCCTAGATTGTTTGATTTATACATTTGGAAACCTCTAACGAGACCACTTGCAACTAATCCATTTCTAAGACTACCTTTACCAGCGTTGTAATCTACTGATAATAGTTTAGAAGATGTGTTAGCTAAAGCATCATACCACTCAGGTGCTCCAACAAACCAACGACCCTCTTCAGGGCAATTTTGTCTGTCGAGAAAAAAAGCAGATTGACTCATCTCATTTAAAGGGTCAACTTGACCAGATTCAAAACCTATTGTGTCAGGTGTTGATGTACTTCCTTGTCTAGTAGCACCGATAGATGAAGCGTCAAGACCTAGATATGTAAAGACATTACTGTCTAAAGCATCTCTTAGCTTGTATGCTGCATTATCTGATGCAACCGATTGGAAGTTGATATGTGAAAATCTCTTTTCAATATCATCTAGTGCGAATTGAAAGTATTTAGCTTGGTCTACTGTTAGAACAAGCTCTTCGTCTGTAATTGCTGTAGCAGAAGTCGCTAGACCTCTAGTATAATCACTTACAGTTATTTGTGGTTCTTTTACTATATTAACTGTGTCCCCAAAGTTTTTAATTTCACCCATATAGTCTGTGTTACAGATTGCTTCTGCAACAGATGCTTTACGAAGTGCTTTTTGAACTTTCTTTGAGTATATTTGAGGTACCCAAAAGGCGTTTTCCTGAGTTCCAGTTGGTGTTTGACCACCAAAGTTAGTAGTTGAACCACCTGCAAAATTTGCCATATTATGACTCCTTTTTGTTTGGTTGATAAAATGAAAGTATTATTATTATTTATTAATAATTCTACCTTCTCTCTGAGCTATCAGAATTTCTTTCTCATTTCTTTCAAACTCAGCATCTGACATCTTTTCGAAATCAGAACTTTTAAAGATAACTTGATTATTCGTTGGTGGTTGAATTTGTTCGTTAGTTTTAACTAACAAGTCAGCACCTTGACTAACCTTATTATCTTCTGTGGCTTTTTTATCTAATCCAAGTCCTCGGTCTTTCTTATATAAGTCAACTGCTCTTGCAGCAAGTCTACCATTGGAGTTATTCTCATAAATCCATGATTTAATTTCCATGGGTT